TTAGAAGATGAAGGCGGTAAAAGGGTAACCATTAAAGTATTGGGCAGAGACTCAAAAAAATGGCAACAAATAATGCGAAAGACGGAGCAAAGGAGTGCTGCAAAATATCGCAATAAACCAGTTCCCACTTCAGTGGTGGAGGACAATGTGCGGGAAGCTCTTTCTGAATGCACGGTTAGTTGGCAGAACATCGAATATGATGGCGTGAAATTAGTTTGTAATAAAGAAAACGCTTTAATGATGTACACCCAACGTAATTGGATTACCGAGCAAGTTATTGAAGATGCTGCTGACAGGAGCAAATACGACACAAAGTTGAAAGGCAGTTAGAGGAATACGTCCAGTATTGGGCGTGGCTGACAACTGCAAGAAAAGACTCTAATCAAGCTAGAATTGAGTCTTTTGACGATGTGCAAATGCCCGATGTTCAGCCTTTTTATTACATGATTTCTTTAATTGCAGAAATTGGATTAAATGGAGTTACATGGGGCGACATTTATCACTGGATGGAGCTGTCTGGAGTGCAGCTTCGGTTGTGGGAAATTAAACAAATTAAGAAATTGTCTATGATGTACCACAATTATTCCAAACAATATGAAGGTAGCAGCGTTCCGCCCCCTTATCGAGATTTTGACGCTCCTACTGGCGTGTCATTAAGCACTCGCGAACAAATACGCAATGACAGGCGATAACCGATGGATGTTGCAAAGCTAGACATTAGAGTAGATTCGTCCTCAGTTACTAAGGCATCCAAAAGTATTACAGGCATGGGCGCGGCTTCTTCTGGAGCTATGTCTAAAGTTAAGCTGCTTGGCGGTGCCTTGATTGCTATGGGCGCTGGCACTGTTCTCACCAAGATAATTCAAAACACTAATGAGTTTACAAAATCCATCAGCGAGCTTTCTGCTATAACAGGAGCCACTGGTAAGGATTTAGCATTCTATGAAGAACAAGCCGCGTTAATTGGTAAAACAACCACACTGTCCGCTAGTCAAGCCGCAACCGCATTTAAACTGATAGCCAGTGCAAAGCCTGACCTCCTCGCATCAAAAGAAGCATTAGCCGCCGTTACCAAAGAAGCCGTTAAATTGGCGGAAGCTGCTGGAGTTGATTTAGCAGCGGCAGCTCAAACTGTTGGCGTTTCTCTAAATCAATTTGGAGCTGAAGCCGATCAAGCCTCTCGGTTTGTTAATGTTCTTGCTGCTGGTGCAAAAATGGGTTCGTCATCAATTACTGATACTTCAGCAGCAATGAAGAATGCTGGTGTTGCGGCTAAATTGGCTGGTCTAAGTTTTGAAGAAGCAAATGTAGGCGTTCAACTGTTAGCAAAAGGCGGGTTATTTGCTGCTGAAGCAGGAACAGGGTTTAGGCAGGTTTTATTAAAACTAGAAAATGAGGCTGAAAGAAAATTTAAGCCGTCAATAGTTGGGCTTGCTGGTGCCTTAGAAAATCTTGCAGAAGAAAACATGAGCTTGACTGATCTGACTGGTTTATTTGGCGCTGAAGCTATGAAGTCAGCGGCGGTAATGATAGCTGGAGCAAAGGATGCGAGGACTTTAGAAAAGGCTATAACAGGAACAAGCATAGCAACCGAAATGGCAGCGACAAATTTTGACAACATGGAAGGGGATATGTTGTCTTTGAACTCGGCTAATGAGGGCTTGGCTATTACTTTTGGTAAGAAGCTAGAGCCAATGATTAGAAAAAGTCTTAAAGCTGCCACTGATTTTTCTAGGAAATTAGATGATTTTGTTAAGTCTGAAAAATTTACAAAATTAATTGAAACAATGACCTCTGTTTTAAAAGTTTTCTCCGCTGTTTTGGCAACTAAGCTCGTCACATCAGTCCTATTAACAAGCAAAGCATTTCTAACTACAGCTAAAAGCGCAGGAATAGCAAGCACAGCGACCAAGTTATTTGGAGTTGCTTTAAAAGTTGCTGGCGGCCCTATAGGTGTAGCCGTTCTTGCTATAACTGGCCTATACCAGATTCTGAAAAATGTTTTCGGAATAGATTTTGAAACCTATATTAGATATTTCAAGGCTATAGGAATTGTCACAAAAGATGCTTTGACATCAATCAAAGAAAGCTGGGACAAACTGGCAAAATTTATTGCAGATAAATTTAAAGCAGTATTTGAATATTTGACTCAGATATTTACGCCTCTTATAAATTTTTACAAAGAAGCAATAGAAAAAATTTGGGGGTTCTATAAAGCATTTTTTTCCGCTCTGCTTAATGGGGCTGCTAATGCAGTGGCAAAATTCATAGGGTTTTTTAAAGACGGTTTTATAAATGTAGATAAATTCATAGCTTTGACCAAAACAAATATAGTTGCTTTTTATGAAACAATGAAAACCAAAGCGTCATCTTTTTTTGACAGTGAGGAAACCACCGCTAAAAAGCTGGCAGAAATAAACGCAGCAAAGGCGGCATCCATAGCTGCTGTTACTCAAGAATTCGAGGCACAAAAAGCCGCACAATCGGCAATTATTGTTGAAACAGGCTTTTTAGATACAGCCTTTACAACCCTACAAACTACCGCCGGAAATGTCGCGACAGCATTCACAGATTTTACTACAGATGTTCACGAAACTGCCAAAGCGTTAAAACCTTTAGTCACAACAACTGAGGAATGGGATAAGGCAGCAATAGCTGCGACAACTTCTGTTGGTGTTTTAAGAGCGGGAATTGTTACCACAAAGGATAGTTCTGTTGATTTGGTTACTGAATGGAATTTAATGGCAAGGCCTCAAGGAACTTTTAGTGTAGTCACTCAGGCAATGAAAGACGCTGGCGGTGCTGCGTCGGATACATCAGACAATATAGACGATGTGGGGGCCTCTTCTGTAACAGCAGCGGGAGAAGTGGGTCAGCTAACTACGGCTCAAATGACATTTAAAACACAGGTGGAAAATACTCAAACAGCCTTTGCAACATTAATCAAAGACACTATTTCCACCGGAAAGTTTAATTTTTCTAGCTTCTTCGAGACAGTAAAAGAAGGCTGGAAAACAATGATTGCAGAATTAATGGCTAAGAAATTAATGGATGCCATTTTTGGTAAGGGCGGGGTGTCTGGGTTTCTATCAAGTTTAAGTGGCGGATTTAATCAAATTATGAGTTCGATTTCATCTGGATTGGGCGGAATAATAAAGTCATTTTCTGGAGCCATATCTTCTTTAGTTTCTAAAGTTGGGAGCTTCATAAGTGGTGGCAGTTCTGCTGCTACGACTGCTGCTACCTCGGCTGGCGGGGGTGTTACAGGAAGCATAGTTGGAGGAGCTGCTGGTACTGCTGCCACTGCTGCTGCTACCACTGCTGCTGCTGCCTCGGCTGGTACTATCACCACCGCTGGCGGTTACGCCGCCGCTACGTCTGCGGGAGGAGCTGCTGCGGGAGGAGGAACACTTGCGGCGATTGGGTCTAGTATATCCTCTGGTGTATCAGCGGCAGGCTCGGCAATAGCCACTGGAGCAAGTAATGTTTGGGCGTTTATGACTAACCCTATCACGATGGCTATAGCCGCCATTGCAATCGCCGCAAAATTATTAGACCCGTCTGGAACTATGTCACACAACGCTGGAATGTTAACTGGAGACTTTGAGACCGACCCCTCTAGGAAGTTTGATATAGACCCTTTTGCTTCAGGGGCGCAGTTTTATGGAATGAATAGAAGGGCGACAGTAGAACAGGCCCAGTCAGTTGTGGCTGGTTTTAGGGCTATAGATGCGTCACTCTCGGAAGCAGCAAGAGGGGCGGGATTAAGTGTTAATCTGTCTGCTTCTGACTTTATTGGGACAAATGAAAAAGGAAAAGGGACTGGTGCTTTTTTCGGGTCAGCTTTTGAAGAAGGTGGCAGCAAAGGAAAGTCTTTAGAAGAGCAATACACTACTTTTACTAAAAGATGGCTCACGTTGGTAGCAGGAGCAAATGGAACTGACCCCACCGTTTTAAATAACTTATTATCGATGGGCAGTTCACAAGAAATATTAGCAGCTATTGATGGCTCTCATGTTTCTGGTATTGACAGAGTGCCGTATGATAATTATATCGCGCAACTACATGAAGGAGAGAGAGTACAATCTGTTCAAGAAGCACAAAGAACTGATCTAATGGCTGCTGAAATGTTTAACCTTCGGGGCAATCTAAATGATTTAATGTTAGTCGTAGCAAAGGCCGTGAACAAGACCGCTAGGATAGAATCTAGGTGGGACGTTAACGGGCTTCCCCCGACTAGGAGTTAACATTGAAGATAATAACCGCAGAAGATGTAACCGACTCAACATTAACGTCATCGTCCGTACCTGAAACTGACCATGCAGCATGGAGCGGCGGGACTACCTACGCATTAGATGATTATGTGATTGTCACCACGCCTAATATTCATAAAATTTATAAGTCAAAGCAAAACAGTAATCTCAATCATGACCCAGTGACAGATACCACAGCTACGTGGTGGAGTGATGAAGGAAGCACTAACCGTTGGAAAATGTTTAATACAACGGTTCAGCAGCAGACCTTAAAATCGGGAGGCTTTAATGTAGTCATAACCCCCGCAGCAATTATTTCGGGCTTATCTGTTGTCAATGCTGATTGTGAGTCAATTACCGTCCTGATGGTCGACCCAGTTGAAGGAACTGTTTGGAACGAAACATACAGCATGATTTCGGATTCAGGGATAACCAGTTGGTACGCTTATTTCTTTACCC